AGTTCCCGCAGAGAATACATCTTGCCGGAACTATCCGTCAGAGAAATGCCGTACTGTTCCATAGCAGATGCTACCGTATCTGTTGGCTTTGCCAGATTGGTAATGGCGGAACGCAGTGCCGTACCAGCCTGTGAGGATTTGATACCGGCGTTTGCCATCAAGCCGATGGCAATGGCAGAATCCTCAGCTGAGTATCCCAGAGAACCCAATACCGGAGCGGCATACTTGAAAGTTTCGCCCATCATGCTGACGTTGGTATTGGCATTGCTTGATGCGGCAGCCAGAATATCTGCAAAGTGTCCGCTGTCCGAGGCAGACAAACCGAAAGCGGTCAAAGCGTCTGTGACAATGTCTGAAGTAGATGCCAAGTCTTCCCCAGAAGCAGCAGCAAGATTCATGATACCTTCAATACCGCTGAGCATATCGTTGGTTTTCCAGCCTGCCATTGCCATGTAGTTCATAGCATCCGCAGCTTCACTTGCAGAGAATTTTGTCTTGCTGCCCATTTCACGGGCTTTTTCCCGGAGAGCATCCATCTCTGAACCGGTGGCACCGGACACCGCTGCCACCTTTGACATGGCGGAATCGAAATCCGCACCAGTTTTCACAGCAATGGTGCCCAGAGCCGTGACACCAGCAGTGACCGGCAGCAGCTTTTGTCCCACGCCAGAGATCTTGTCTCCGGCGGACTGCAGCGTTTCACCCAGAACACCCATCTTTTCCAAGGCGGTGTGAGAATTGTTTGCTTCTGTGGTCAGGCGTTTCAGTTCGTTTTCGGTTTCGATGATCTCCCGCTGCAAAGCATCATACTGCTGCTGTGAAATTTCACCACTTGCAAGAGCAGTGTTTGCCTGTTCTGCCGCAGTTTTCAGTACTTCCAGCTTTTCTTTGGTGGCAGACACCGCATCTGCCAGCAGCTTGTGCTTCTGGGACAAGAGTTCGGTGTTGGTGGGGTCAAGTTTCAGCAGTTTCTGCACATCTTTCAGCTGTGTCTGTGTCCCCTTGATGTCCCGATTGACAACTTCCAGGGCTTTGGATAGCTTGGTGGTATCGCCGCCGATTTCTACAGTGATGCCCTTGATTCTATTAGCCATACAATCTCACCCCCTTATCAAAATTTATCGAAGTCACTCTGATCCGCTAACATATGATATTTGTATTCGTCATTCTCCCGTTCGGTGAACATATCATTCACGACTCCGATCGTGAGCAGATCAAGCTCTGAGAGGGACAGCCCGATCTGCACACATCGGAGAAGGAACAGGGGCGTTGTCATCGGGCGGTCAGTTTTTCGATGTTTTTTTTAGACTTGACCTGTGTTTCTACATTCAAGCCCCAGAGGTCAATCAGCTGTGGCAGGATTTCGTAAATGCTGAACGTGTTGAACTGTTCCAGCCATTCATCCGGAGAAGCCGGAACGGCTGGGTCAGCGTGTTTTGCCATGATGTAGGCGATGTTCTCAAACACTTCAAGGCTTTCAATATCCAGTGCGGAGGATTCCTCTGTATTTTCTCCCACAGACTTTTGCAGTGCTGCAAAATCCTGATAAATATCTCTGCGAAATTTCAGACGATACAGTCTGGGGACTGCCGCACTTGCCTTAAACGGCACATCAATCCCATCAATGGTGATGTTCTTCTGAATTGCCATACTGCACCCTCCTTACGCTTTCACAGATGCTACGGATGCTTTACCACTCTGTACAGCGGCAGCCAGATTTGGCATATATACCGCCTTGTACCAATTCTCATAAACCTCGGCATCCGTTTTCTCACAGGTTTTAGTTTTTACCAAACCACTGTTCAACGCCGTTGCGGTCAAAGACAGCGTTTCTGTTTTAACTTCCTTTTCGTCCTCAATGGTGCTGGATTCTGTTGCCGGACGAGAGGCGGAACAGCAGAACAGACAGTGCCGAATTTTATTCTTATCGCCGCTGAATTCAAACAGCAGGGCAAACTGCGATACTTCTGCAGTATTGGTTTCCGTGAGAACGCCCTTTTCATCCAGTTTCTCACCGAGAATGTCTGTCGCAAACTCAAGCGGAACCAATGCGATTTCAAGATCTCCAGTGTAACCGGAGTTATTGTTGATCACATAGTACACACCATCGTCAGCGTAAAAATTGGATGCTTCACCTTCTGCATCGATAGACAGCGACACTGCACCGGGAATGCGAACTGGCTTTGCAAAAGTCGGTACACCTTCTTCATCATAAGAAGTGATTTTTGCATAGTGAACTTTGTTCAGACCGAACTTTACCTTGTTTTTCTCCATTGCCATATAGATCAAACCTCCATCTCATAGAGTACTTCATACAATTCTTCCGAATCAATGAATGTTTCTGTTTTTGTATAATAAATCTCGTGCTGGGCAAGCACTGACTCCACCTGTTCTTCCAATTCCGGTTGCTTTTTGTCTGTGTACAATTCAATGTCCAGTTGTTTGCAACTAAAATATGCCAAATTATCCGCTGAAAATGTATTTTCTCCGAGAGATAAAAACAGCAAAAAAGGCGGTGCAGGGCTTTCGCCCTCGGCAAAATGGTGGTAGGCGAAAGGCAGTCCCATTTCCTCCATCATTTCTGCGATTTGTTCGTAGGTCATGACAAAGCCCCCTCAATCAAATGCTCCAGCAACTGCACACCGTTTTCTTCCGCAGGAGCAATATGCGGTTTGCCGGATACCCGACCACCGCCACGCTTGGCATGGCCTTTCTCCAATAAATGTGCCAGTTGGTAACGATTCTTACTGTGGACAGTTATCTCCAAAGAGTGACTGTTTTCGCCAGTCTTTTTCGTTGCCCAGCTTTTTGCATATTTTCCGGTATCCTTCGGGGCATTGGCGGAGATCTCGTTTTTCACTTGCGTGGCGGTTTTCCGGACAGCCTTTTTCATGGCAGTATCCGCAAGGTCTGCATATTCCTGCAAGCCCTGCATAATTTCCGCTGCAAGATTGTCAATACTGGTCATTTTGTCCTGCCTTTCTGGCTTCTGCAGTAAGTTTCAGATAGTCCTTGTGCAAATAATCTGGTGTAACACTGGTGATGTTGTATGTAACATCCCGAAACAAGATTCGGTTGCCTGTTACAGACGGCATCCAGTGCTGGTTTTGCCGAATGAGGAATTCCAGTGTCTGTGTTTCTTTGGTCACACCAGCGTCCGTATGCTCCGCAGAAGCTTTCAAAGTCACTTTTGCCCAGCAGGAAAAAGCTTCGTCCCACACAGCGGTGTGATTTCCGATTTCATCGGTAACGACACGATTCTCCAGAAAGGTGATTCGCTGATTCAAAGTTCCGATTTCCATTACATCACACCCTCTCGCTGTGCAAACAGCATGGCACGAAGCGTTAACGTCAGCTTGGAAAAGTCTGCGGTATTGCGGTTTTCATAGAGATAAGAAACCGTGTAGAGCATTGCTGTCCGTACCACATCTTCGTTTTCTGAAAAGCGTTCCTCGTCCATTCTTCCCACATCCATTACCAGCTGTTTTGCAGTTGAAATAAGGGAGAGAAGCAATGTATCATCATCTTCAAAATCAATCCGCAGATACTGCTTGACTTCCTGTAAAGTTACCACCCACTCCAACCCCTTTCTCTGATTACGCTTTCTTGATGGTAAGTGTCTTGATTGCTTCCGGAAGAATCAGCTTGCCGTCCAAACGCTGCGAAGCAAGGAAACCAACCTGACCAGTCATAGCAAAGAGTTCATTCAGTCTCTTGAAAGAGCGTCCCTGTCTGTCAGCCACCCAGTAATAACTAAAGTCGCCAAACGCCATGCACTTATTGCCAGCCTTGATTTCCGGCACATAGCTGGATGTCTTGTAAGGACGATTGAGAATGGTATCTGGTACACCAGCCTGCACAGACGGATTCCAGATGTAGTTACCTGTGTTGTCCTTCAGCTTGCGAAGTGCCTTCACAGTGGAATCATTGAGCACCCACACTGCCTTTTTGCGGTACGGACTTCTGAGGGAGTAGAAAAGCTCCATCACATCATCAAATGTAATGCTTGCACCTGTAGTGGAAGTGCCGTCTTCTGCACCGCCTGTAGCATTAAAAATGCCGGTCGGTTTTCCCTTGCCGTCACCAACAAAGAACGCCTCTTCTTCCTTTGCACCGATTCTTCTTGCAAACTCCTTTGCGATGTAGGATGGCAGGTCAAATACAGAATCATTGAGAAGTTCTTCGGAAATTTTGATCGCTGTTCCCAGCTTGTATGCGGAAAGCGATGCCTGTCCGAACGTATCATCAGAAAGAGAATACTGCTGTTCTTCGTCCATCCAGACAGCCTCGCCCTTGGAAGTCACAATCGGAATCTTGCGGTCGCCGTTGGAAGTTTTGATGACCGTTGCCATCTGGCGGAAAATGCTCTCTTCCTCTAATGCTTCCACCAGTTTTCGTTCGTGAGGTAGCAGTGTGCCGCCTTATCATCTTTCGATGACAGGTTTGCACAAAGCCCCTCCCAAACCGTGCTTACACCTCTCGATGTACACGGCTTTCCATTCATTATTGACATGTCATTTATTTTGTTCCCTGTGAATCTTTTTGAAGCATTTCGGGCAAACAATCAACGTTTTACGTCTCATGTGAAGCATTTTCTTGCCCCATTCCGTAGTGCTTTTCAGATTCTTCATTTTACCTGCATGATAAATACAGCAGGAATCACTATTATCACCACACAGCTCACATACCCCTGCACTTAGCCGTACATATTGCGACAGCTTTTTCGTGTCAAAGGATTTGTATTGCCATGGGTCTTTATCGGACATCAATTTACCGGCTTTGCAGTCAGCTAACGAGACGAGTTTTGCATAATTGATACCACCTTTGGTTTCATAGGGAATAGCCCATTTACCGTCATGACGATACTTTTGGATAATTTTTCTCGTTGTGCTGTTGCTTTTGCTTGCAAGCGTCTTTAGACAGCTATATTCCATAAGATAACGGAAATAATTCAGCTTATCATAATTCGCTGCTAAGCAGTAATAATTGCAAATGCCACGGATTTGTGCATTATACCTGTTCACAATATCCACTTCCGAAAGATGTCTTAATCTTGGAACGCAAACCGCCCAAATTTCTCCGTTTGGCTTTTGTTCTATGATGTCGTTTTTGAACAAGAATTGCATGATCTTATCTTCGAGAGGTACAGTTAATTCTACAGAGTTATTCAGCGTTCTTTGTTTAACACCGTTTGCCTTTTTCTTTATCTTCTGGCTTCGGCGTACCGCAACGTCATAACCAAGGAAACGTACTCGTTCAGCACTGTGTGTGATCTTTGTTTTCTCAGCACTCAACTCTAAATGGTACTGCGTTGATAGAAATTCTCTCAGAATCTCTTTAATTTCTTCACAGTCTTCTCTGCTTCCGCTGATTCCAATTAGAAAATCATCAGCATATCGGCAGTATACAAGCTTTTTATCGTCGGACATTCTTGCGGGCGTTTTCAATTTTTGATTGCACACCGCTTTATATTCCTTGATTGCAAGCTCACGTTCCTCACCTTTTACCCTGTCAATCTTCTTTTGAAGTGTCTGCCTTCTTTTCGCTAAATGAAGATATTCCGGTGTCTGGTGTCGTGTAGACTGCTTATCGAACTTTTCCTTGAGTTTCATGACTTTCCGGTCAAGCTCATGCAGGTATATATTTGCCAGAATAGGGGAAATGATTCCGCCCTGTGGTGTACCGGAGATTGTGGTATGATATTGAAAATCTTCCACATAACCTGCTTTCAGGAAAGCTCTGATAATATTGATAAATCTGCTGTCCTTGATTTTGACTTCTAACGTTTTAATAAGCACTGCGTGGTCTATATTGTCAAAGCAACCCTTGATGTCGCCTTCTATGAACCATTTTACAGAACGAAAATTTGTCTTTATCTGGTCGAGAGCTGTATGACAACTTCTCTCCGGTCTGAAACCATGTGACTGGTCATAAAATAACGGTTCATAGATTGCTTCCAGAAACATTCTAACCGCCTCTTGCAGAAGTTTATCTCGAAATG